TCTCTCAAGGCGACCTGTTAATTTTTCTATATTATATATTGCAACTTCTTCTAGTTCAATATTGTTTTTCTTTAAAAGCACTGCAAGATTCCATAGTACATCACCTGCTTCAGCAATAACATCTTCTCTTACAATAGTCTTAACATCTCCGCGCAATAAAGGCTTTACAAAGATATCAACAAGCTCTGATGTTTCTATCATAAGACTTGCATAGGGGTAGAAAACATTATCATAACTTGCAAATGTTTCTGCCTTATCTTGATATTCATTGAAATTCATTTTTAAAAACCCTCTCATATTTATCTTTAAGAAAGTCTTCATTCTTTTCCCGGTACTCTAGAAAAGTAATCAGCCCTTCCCCCTCTTCTGATCTCTCTGTACAATTAAGAACGTACATAGTCCAGCAGTAATTTTTAAACTCTTCTTTATCCATAGGTTTATCTCGCAAGTATCTAAAAACCACAACATTTAAAAACATGACTATAAGCATAGGTGCTGCTATTAACGCAGCTATTCCTAACACAACACCATTAAGATAGCTAAGCAGCTTATACAAGATTTTCATTTCAAAGCCTCTTCAGATTCTAACTTCCGTAGTTCTTTCTCTAAAGCCTTTTTAATATTCCTTTCTTTCTTAACGCCTTTAGACTTAACTTTTTTGTTATATCTACTTCGGCGTTCTGCTTTAGTATCTAAATAGTTATTGTCCATCGCTCTCTAAAACCTTTCTTAGTTTTTTCTCGTACCATTCAGCTTTTGAAATATCTTCTATACCATTTTTATTAGGGTAACGCCATCTGTATTTAAAAGAATTGCCACGCAGATAACCTCTGAACTCTTCTGGAGTTAACATAGATTGCATAGCAACAATACATTCTACTTCCCCAGAATTGTAATGCTTAGGCTTAGCAACAACATCGTAAGTTTCTAAATCTTCTACGGTATTATCTACTAAATTACTTTTATAACTAGCCTTCCAGGCTGAGTTCCATTGTTCAGGGGTAGCATTATTCAGACTGTTCTTTTTCATTCTAGCTCCTGCGGATATATATCTCGCTCAATTTTAAACTCTGTACTGTTTCTATACTTAGCATCAATCCATTTAGCTGGAATGCTATCTACGCTATACCAAGTAAATCCATTAGCAGATGCCCATTCTCCATGACTTCTTTTTGTACCATCTTTACGCCTCTTAGCTTGTGGCATAGGTGCAGAAGGATCAGCAAAAAGAAAGACAAGCTCAATATTTTCAGGTAACACTTTCTTTACCCAGATATATTTGTTGTATTCTGAATAGTCCCAGAAACGACCCTTAGCTTCTAAGAGAATAGTTTTATTATTTATTTCTTTAACAAAGTCTGGGTGGTATGTATGCTCTACCGTATACTCTACAGGATTAACATGATGCTCCCAGCGTTTTAAAATCCCTGTATGTAATTCATACTCCCAGTTAGAGTCATAACCTTTAATGATCTTCTTTTCTACAGGTCGTTTAACTCTTTTCTTTCTAACACCTGATCTTATTTTCATTGTAAATCCTTTACATTAAGATCCTGGATATCTACGCCTGCTTTATATAGCTTCTTTAGACGTTGCTTAGCCCAGCGTAGCGTGAAGAAAGAAAGCCTCCTAGCTTCTTTAGCTTTGAAATAAGAAAGAGAAGGTAAAAAAGTAGTGTAATTATCTTTTGTTATCTTAGCCGCCTCTTCCTCAGAGACTAAAGAACGTACCCAATCAATAAGCATATCACGCGCTTTATTTTTTAAAGCAATAGATCTTTTAGAATTCATATACTTCCTCCACAAGCGGTTCAACTTTAACAGTTGTAAAATATGTAAGACCTTTAGCATACTTAAATGCTCTTAAGCCTTGATTATCATTAGATTCTTTAAAGCATTCTTTTTTAAATGCACAATAGGCACAGTTCTTAGCAATCCTATAGTTACCTTTCTTACCTTCTGCAACAGGAGGATAACAAAAATCAGGCGGTGTCTCAAGAGTTAAAGCTTTCTTAAGATCTTTAATACGCTGACGTATATTAGGCTTATCAAGATCTTCAGGGCGGTGCAAACAAAGCTCACCTGTCTCTTTATTAATAACAAGAAAGCCTCCATCATCTGTTTTCTCAGCTTCCTCATAGCCTGCAAGCTGTGATAAGTAACCGAAAGGATCATCCTCGCTCAACAAACCCTTTTTGAATTTACCAAAAGCAAAGCCTGATGCTGACTTAATATCTACAACACGCCCATTAATCTTACAGTCCATATGACCTTTGATACCATCAACTTCTATTTCTTTCTGCTCATCACTAACCTCATAGCCTGCTGTCTTAACAAGCAAGATAAGAAGTTCTTCGAGTAGATGACCATAAAGAAACCTAATATATAAAGAAGGATTAAGCCGCCTGCTCTCTTCTTCTTTTTGCTTTTCAAACCAGAGCTGACGAAAAGGCTTGCCTATATTAGACATCCGAAGATGAAAAGAGTTATTTCTTTTATCGGGCCTAGCCCACTGCTTTAAAGAGTTTAGCATAGAAACTCCAAAGTCTTCTAGAGCCTTATCATCTATAGCAATATGCTCTCCATCATTCAATACATCTATCTTGGCATAGATATCAGATACTAAATTATCCAAAGTTAAATTCGAGTTGCTCATGGTGTTCCTCATAGGTATTAAGTATATCAACTATAACAGAGAGATCAGATTTAAACCACTCTGCATTAGCCTCATCTGCAATCTTTTTAATATCACGGTGTATTTTAGTTTCTGTCTCTCTTCTATTACTTGTAAAAATATAATGTTCTAGATTGTAATCTCTTAGTGGACTAGATGTTTGATAGCTACTAACTCTGTCACTAATATCAGCAGCCATGCCTACCTTATACCAACTGTCCCAAGCTGGATTAGATAAGATGTAGACATAGCCTTCGGTAGTAGCAGCATATTTAGGAAGAGATGAAAAGGCAGCTTCTTGAAATGATTTATAACGCCCTGATTTATGCAGGGTGTGGCTCTTAGAAACTTCTTTGCCATTCAAGTACATTCTCTTAGAATCTCTAAGCTTAACAGCAGCCGGGTTATCCTTATAGTAATAAGGCTTACCTGTCTTAGGGTTGATCTCTTGTGTGTTAGTATGTTTCATTAGAAATGATCCTCTGATGTCTTATTTTTTACCATTTTTTTGGCACAATAAAAACAAATCTGTTCGCTGTCTTCAAACTCTGCCTCACTAGGGTGTCTCCAGTGGGTGGTTATAGAGCAAGAATGACTACCTATACTAAGAGTGTAAGGAGGACTATCTTCAAAATAATGCTCCTCCCATGTCTCCCATTCATCAGAAGGATCTGAAGGTACATATTTTTTTAATTTCAAATCATATCGTATGGGAAGATATTCTTCTACTTCAGCACAAAAACATAAGCTCTTTTTATTAGTGCGTTTCACTCCAGTTATCTCCTATTTTATATTCACCATCTAAGGCACAGTCTAAGTTTAAGTGCAGTCCTGCTTTGATTATTGCTTCTACACCCATTTGTCCTACTTCATCTGCATACTTTTCTAGTACTTCAATCTGCCACTCATCATGTACATTGGCTACAAAACTATAAGATATATGTGGCTTAGCTTTTAAATCTTCTGCCAGTATAACCATCGCTTGCTTCATAAGTATAGCACCTGCACCTTGCAATAAAGTATTGAGTGCTGAGTGTTCACTACGTATAAAGAGCTTACGGCCATCTAATGACTTAAGGCTTTTGCTTTTTGATGCTCTAATAATCTTAGCTTTAAGAACTGCGAATGCTGGGAGATTATCAAAAAATGATTTTCTAAGGTTTCGACCAGCACGTTTATCTCCTCCAACCACGCTTCCAAGTTTTTCATCTCCTGCTCCGTATAAGAGTGCATAGATGAAAGTCTTAGCCTGATTTCTTGATTCAAGTCCTGCAAGTTTTTGATTAGTGGTGTGTATGTCGCCATTAATGATTTCATTAGTATACTCCTCGTCTTTCATATAGTGTGCAAGCATCCTAAGTTCTAAGCCAGAAGCATCAATGCCTACTAACTTATAACCATGTGGTACAGTCCAACAAGCTCTACACTCAGGGCCAAACAAAGATCCTGCGCTGGGTACTTGTGCCATGTTGGGATTACGGTGGGTCATACGCCCTGTGATAGTACCATTAGGATTGACAAAGCCATGAACTCTGCCTGTATCAGCATTGAGTTCTTTGAACCATGAGTTTATCTGTGCGATTCTTTTCTGAAGTGTTAAGAACTCTGAGATAAGAGATGCTTGCGGGATACCTTTAACCCTTGCAAGAATCTTTTCATCTATCTTGGGCTGACCTGTAGGTGTAAATTCTTTAGGCTTCCAGCCAAACTTCTGTAAGTAATCACCTATCTGTAAACGTGAGCCAGGATTGAACTCTTTTATATATACTCTCTCAATACAAGGTTTCTTTTCTTCAGAGAGTTGCAAGTACTCAGCAGGTGTTAGTCTTATATTAGCTCCGAAATTATCTACACCCATCTTAAGCATTAGACCGGCTGGGTTATAGCGAGGATAGATAGTTCTTATATCTTTCTTAGACTTAAAGACCTTATGTACTTCAGCTAGTAGCTCATCAGATCTTTGTAGTAAAGAAGATAAAAGAATACTTGCTCTTTGTTCATCGAAAAGAAAGCCATGCTCTCTCTGTTTATTTATAATTTTATATACATCGTGCTCAAGATCAATA